TGACATACATAAGCTCTATGAAGAACAGAAAGAACGTGATAGAGTAACTGCCCTTCATGCAGATAATGGGGTATTGCAAATTTATTTTGCCGATGGTACAATGGAAGTTTGGAAGAAGAACTGGCGAGGTAAACTAAAACGAAAGGTGAAAAGAAATGAGCAGAAAAAGTAGTATAATTAATAGATTAGATAATTTGTTACAGGCTAAAATTCATTGTCATTTAATGAATATTGAGGTATTATTAGAAAGTAATGTAGGAGTTGCAGAACATCCAGACATTATGGAAACAATTACTAAAGAGCTTGAGCTTGTAGCAGGATTTGAAGATACAAGAAGTTGTTTATTAAAATATTTTAGCGAGGATAAAACATGAGTAAAAAACATACAGTAATTTTTTTAGGAGCCATTTTAATATTAGGTGCTTTGTCAATCTATGATATTGCAGAGTACAAAAATTATAAAGAAAAACAATTTGAAAAAATAAATAAATTAAATAATGATTTAATTAAAGTTTCACAAGTTGTTAGTCAACAACAAAAAGAGATTGAATATTTAGATATAAAAATAGCAGAGAATTCAGTGGAGATAGGCGAACTTAAAAGAATATTAAGTGAGTTAGATGATAGTTATAAATCATTGTTTAATTTATTATTTGAGTTACAATCTCAAAAGTTAACAGAAAAAAGTCAAGGTGCTGAAACTACGACTCCTCCTATAACTCCAGAAGACGTTAACCCTCCATCGTCTTCACAGGTTTCAGCACCACCCCCAAAGATTTCTACCCCAATAGAAAGAGAGCAAGAAGTAGTGACAATTAAAAGGGATAATGCTCCTGTTCCTGTTAAAGTAATTGCTTCTTGCCCTCGACCTACACAAAATCTAGGGAAGTTTATAAATAATATTTCTTTAAGAAAAGATTATTCTTTTGTAGTTAGTTATGATATAAAAGATAGACAAATAAATAATGTAGAGTTTAACAAAACTGTACCTCTTAAACTACAAAAAGCAATTGAAAAGTATTTAAATTCTTTTACACTGAAACAAGACAAAGAAGGATGTAGAATACCAATTAAATTATTAAAAGGATAAACATGACAACACACAAACTTAATGAAGAACAATTTCGTTCATGGCAAGACTTTACATTAGAGAATGGGAAGGAGTTGTACGAAACTAAATCTAGTTTTATGAACGAGTTTGTTGACGAGAATAAATTTTTAGTTCATTTTGATGAACAAACAGTTTCAACAAAAGTTTTAAACTTTTTTGAAAATATACTTGACTCCCATAGAAGGAGCGAGTATAATAAGCAACATTAACTATAAACGCTATAAGGAGAAAATATATGGCAGTTGCAAATGGTAAAGCGTATTGGGCGAGCGTCACAGTTCCCAATACCACTTTTGAACCAGTCTACACAGTGGACCTAGTAATTAGTGAAGAAGATGCTCAAGACTTTCAATCAAGAGGAATTAGAGTTAAGGACTTTAGTTTGAAAGATGATGATGGTAATCCTCAATATATAGGTAAAGCTGTCACAATAAAAAGAAAAGTAAATGGAAAGAATGGACCACGTTCTGCTCCTAAACTTTTTAATAAATCTAAAGAACCTATGGATGTTACTGTAGGTAATGGCTCCGAAGTTAGAGTTCAATACAATGAGTATCCTTGGGAATACGCAGGGAAATCAGGTATTAGCTTAGACTTTCAGGCTATGCAGGTTTTAGATTTAGTCCCTATGAAATCACAAGATGGTGATGAATTAAATCCATTTGGTGATGGGGAAGAGTTTTAAATGACAGAGGAAATGTCAGTCATGAATGACTCTAATAAACCTTTCATTACTATAGGTGATGTGCAAGTCTTTGTAGAAGATTTACCGGAAGAAGGTCAACAAGTCTTCGGAAGATTGCAGAGATTAAACCAAAAGAAAGTTAATGCTGTTCTTGACTTGGAAGAGTTACAGGCAGGTATTAATTTCTTTGAAGGTAGAATCGTAGAAATCTATAGTGCTGATGCACCTGAACAACCTAACGACTCTGAGAACACAGACGAAGATAGTTAGAGAATATTAATATAGCTAGGTTGTCTTTCTGTGCATGAGACACCTAGCTTTTTTTATGCACAATATGAATACTAATCCAAATTTTGTTAAAGTACATCAACCCTGCCCTGATTGTGGTAGTAGTGATGCACTTGCAGTTAATAAAGATGGGTCCACTAAATGTTTTTCATGTGGTAAATTTACACCAAAAAATCAAGAAAGTAGTTTTAAGCCTATGACTAGAACACCTATACCACCACAAAAAGAAACTTTTGATAATGGAATTTACGCTCCACTATCAGATAGGAGTATCTCTAAAGACACTGCATTAAAGTATGGAGTTAAAGTTATCTACAACGCTCAAGGCGAGATAGCTCAACACAGATACCCATACCATATAAACAACGAACAAGTTGGCACGAAGGTCCGCTACATAAAGGATAAACACTTTAAGTTTGAAGGGACCATGACAGGTGCAAGTTTGTTTGGACAACAGCTTTTCAAAGAGGGTGGGAAGTATCTTACTATCGTTGAAGGGGAATGTGATGCTATGGCAGCTTATGAACTTCTTGGTTCTAAGTGGGCAGTAGTATCAATCAAGAATGGAGCTCAAGGAGCAGTCCGGGACATTAAAGATAACATTGAATATGTTGAAAGCTTTGAGAATGTAGTCATTTGTTTTGATAATGATAAACAAGGAAAAGAAGCTGCACGTAAAGTTGCTAGTATAATTAAGCCACGTAAAGCTCGTATTGCTACCATTCCTAATGGGTACAAAGATGCCAACGACATGCTTAGAAAAAACTTACATAGTGATTTTACTAGAGCTTGGTGGGACGCAAAGGTATATACTCCAAGTGGTATTATCCGAGTGTCTGACAAGAAAAATTCTTTTTTAGAACGTGAAAAGAAAGAGAGTGTACCTTATCCTTGGCATGGACTAAACAAGAAACTTGTTGGTCTTCGTCAAGGCGAACTAATGACTTTAACAGGCGGTACAGGCTTGGGTAAGTCGTCAGTAACTAGAGAACTAGAGCATTGGCTTATAAATAAAACCAACGATAACGTGGGTATAATAGCCCTTGAAGAGGATTGGCGAAGGACAGTCGATGGTATTTTATCTATTGAAGCTGATGCTCGACTCTACATTGACCACATTAGAGAGAGTTACGAAGAAGATGCCTTAGTGCGTATGTTTGATAAGACCTTTGGTTCCGATAGAGTATTTATTCATGCTCACTTTGGCACGAATGATATAGAAGATATATTCTCTAAACTTCGTTATCTGATTGTTGGTTGTGATTGTCGTTGGGTAGTCGTAGACCACCTCCACATGCTTGTATCAGCTACGACAGAGGGTGATGAACGTAGAGCAATTGATTCTATAATGACTAGGTTGCGAAGTCTGGTTGAGGAAACAGGTGCAGGTATCATCTTGGTATCCCACTTGCGTAGGGTATCCGGAGATAAAGGACACGAAAATGGAGTAAGCGTTAGTTTATCACATCTTCGTGGGTCCAATGCTATTGCTCAATTATCTGATTGTGTCATTGCTCTAGAGAGAAATCAACAGTCAGAAGATGAACTTGAGGCTCGCACCACAAGACTTCGTATTCTTAAATCAAGATACACAGGGGATGTTGGCTTGGCTACATCTTTAGTGTATGATAAAGATACTGGAAGGTTATCTGAATACGAAGATAAAGAACTTCTTAATACAGAATTAACAGACATGGACGTTCCATTTTAACTATGCAATTAGTATTTGATATAGAAGCCGACTCTTTGACTCCAACTGAGGTACATTGTATTGTAGCTATAGATGAAAATGATAAGCAATATACCTTCGATATAATAGATGGAACTATTGACGAGGGTATATCTTTTTTATCTAAGGCAGATAAACTCATTGGTCATAATATTATTGGGTTTGATATACCGGTGATAAAAAGACTACATGGTGTTAATCTGTGGCATAAAGATAAAGTTATAGATACCCTAGTGCTTTCTAGACTCTTAAATCCTGTGAGAGAAAAAGGTCATTCGCTTGAGGTGTGGGGTAATAAACTAGGAGTCGCCAAGTCCGCTCCTCCAGAAGACTTTACTACCTACACAAAAGATACTCTTAAATATTGTATTCAAGATGTGGTGCTAAATAAATTATTATTTGACCATCTTAAAAAAGAATCTGTGGGCTTTTCTATGGATAGTATAAAGTTAGAACATCAAGTCACCCACATTCTAAAACAACAAGAAGAGAATGGATTTTTATTTGATGAACAAAAAGCAAGTCTTTTATTAGCTGACTTAAATTGTAAGATAAAAGAAACTGTGGAAGAAGTACATGCAACATTTAAACCTAAATGGGTAGATGATAAATTAGTTACACCTAAACTAAAAGCAGATGGGACTCTTTCAAAAGTAGGTCTTAGTGAAGAAGAATACAATGAAAGAGTAGCTACAAAAAATATAAAACCTTTTATGAGAAAACATCTACAAGAATTTAATCTAGGTTCTCGTAAACAAATAGGAGAATACTTAATTGACTTTGGGTGGAAACCCTCAAGGTTTACTCCTACAGGTCAACCAATTGTAGATGAAAATACTTTAAAGAAAATCACACATATAAAAGAAGCAAAACTTATCGCTGACTTTTTACTGTATCAAAAGCGACTAGCTCAAGTTAAATCTTGGGTAGAAGCAGTTGAAGAAGATGGACGTGTGCATGGAGCGGTTATCTCAACCGGAGCTATAACCGGAAGAATGTCTCATAGAAATCCAAACATGGCTCAAGTTCCCGGAGTATATTCTCCTTTTGGTGATGATTGTAGAGCATGTTGGACAGTAGCAGAAGGTCACAAACTTGTAGGTATAGATGCAAGTGGATTAGAACTAAGAATGTTAGCACACTATATGGCTAACGAGGAATATATTAATGAAATTATCAACGGAGATATACATACAACTAACCAAAAATCTGCAGGACTTGAATCAAGAGATAAGGCAAAGACATTCATCTATGCACTCATTTACGGAGCAGGAGATGAAAAGCTTGGTTCAATCGTGCAAGGAAGCAGAGCAGATGGTAAACGACTTAGAGAATCTTTCCTCGATAGTCAGCCTTCATTTAGAGCTCTTAAAGAACGAGTTGACAGAGCAGCTACGAAAGGATATTTAAAAGGATTAGATGGAAGGAAGATATGGTTAAGACACAAACATGCTGCACTAAATACTTTACTTCAAGGTGGCGGTGCAATTGTTATGAAAAAAGCCTTGATTCTATTTGACAACCTGTTAAGATTACAAACTATACCTGCAAAAATAGTAGGTAATATTCATGATGAATGGCAAGTAGAGGTCCCAGAGAAACAAGCCGAACATGTAGGAGCCCTAGCAGTTAGGTGCATAGAACAAGCATCTAAAGAGTACAACCTAAGATGCCCACTTACCGGTGAGTACAAAATAGGAGATAGTTGGAATGAAACCCACTAAAGAAAACAGAAAGAAGTTTGACCTTGATTTAACTTATGGAGAAATAAGAGAAGAAAAGATAGCAGACATGCTAACTAATAAAAAAGTAGAAGTAAAATCAGAAAGAGATATATGGCAGAACACAGGTAATATCTGCATCGAGTATGAGTGTTGGAACAAGCCTTCGGGCATAAGAGCTACAGAGTCTGACTACTGGTTTCATAACCTGTGCATAGGTGACGAAGAGTACTGCACCTTAGTATTTAAAACAGATACACTTAAAAAGATAGTCGATAAACTTGATACGTTTAAAACTGTATCAGGTGGAGATGGCAACGCCAGTAGAATGTACTTAGTAAATTTACAAAAGCTTTTTTCTACTGACGTTATAAAAGCATTTAAGGAAATCAAGGATGAAGAATAATAAAACTTTAGATACTCTTGTACAGGATATATACGAAGTTATAGAAGTTCTGAATGATGATGAAGCTATTGATATTCCGGAACGAATGTACGAGGAGTTTGGAAGAGATATGGAAGATGCTCTTAGACATTGGGCAACTCCTGTAGATAGACCTAAGAATGGATTACGTATGTCTAACATTGGTAGACCTTTACGTAGACTATGGTATGACTTGAACACCGAGCAAGATAAAGAACAAATAGATAAGTTAAAAGGCTTAATAAATAATAAAAATTATAGTGAAGCTATAGAAACTGTTATATCATCTTCTATGGATAGAGTAATAACACACCAAAATAATTTATTTGACAGAGCAAATGATGATGGAAGAGGTACTCAAACAGAAAGAGATAGACAAGCTTTATTAGATTATTTAGCTAAAACAGATAGCACTAGAGTAAATATAGTACAAGATTATAGTAATTTAACAAAAATTAAAGAAAACGGTGTATTTGAATCATATACAAAGTTAGAAAATAAATTATCTCAATATGGTATAATTGTTAATCCTATAACAGATACTAGTGGTAAAAATATATTACAATTAGAGCTAATTAATCAAAGAAACGGTGTAAGAAGTTTACTTTTCGGTAACATGACAGATAATCAAATATTAGCCGCTTTAGATGGCGCATTTGGTGCATTTGCCAGAGGAATAGATTATGAATCAGTGCCGCTAAATATGCGAATAAAATAATATATTAAACATGTCTAATATTCAAAAATACATAACTGAATCAGGAGATATATATTATCTTTCTGAATTAGAGCGGTTTGCAGAAATGCAAGGTGTAGATATTGATTTTTTTATGCAAAAAATGCAAGAGCAAGGCATGAAAGAATATAAGCCGCCACAAGAAGAAATACAAGCTGCACCGGCTAATTCAATGGCGTCTAGATTTGGAGATTTAGCTGAATCACCTTTTGTTAGAAAATTATTAGGCGC